ATAGGAATAGAAACAATTAGAAATTCTAGGAAAGATTTGGAACAATTAAGGGTAAATTTAGAAAAACAACTGCAAAAGCTCCAAAATAATCTCCCAGAAGAAAAATGATATACGTCAAAAACAAAGAACTAAAAAGAGCACTTTTAGAAAGTAAAGAAAAAGGCCAGCTCACAGGAGAAACCGTTGAAATGTTTACACTTATAGTAAACGGTATGTCCAAGACACATTCCTATAGAGACACAGAAGACAGAGAAGACTGCATATCATCAGGATTAGAAGATCTAGTTAAATATTGGAACAGATACGATCCTGCAAAATCCGACAACCCTTTTGCATTCATCTCACAGATAGCACACAATGGAATGAAAAAGGGATGGAAAAAAATTCACCCACCAAAATCAATTAAAACTATTCCATTTTCTAGAATAGTAAGAGAAGAGAATTCCGTTTATAACGTTTAATAGTGGATATTAAAAAATTAAAACCGAATGGCAAGTGGAAGTCTGGTAAATATTTTCCAAACAATCCAGAAAAGTACATCGGAGATATCCATAATATAATATACAGAAGCTCCTGGGAAAGAAAGTTTTGTCAATATTGTGACATTAATCCTAATATATTAAAATGGAGCTCTGAGCCTCTAGCAATACCATATTGGAGCCCAGTAGATAAGAAAGAGCATAAATATTATGTTGACTATTATATACAGGTTAAAAAGGCTGATCAGTCTATAGAAAACTGGTTCATCGAGATTAAACCAGAAAATCAATATGATTTATCAAAGCGTCCACAAGAACCTACTGGTAATCTAACAGAGAAAAAAATCAGAGGATACAACGAGAAACTTAAGACGTGGATAATCAACAGAGCAAAATTTGAAGCTGCAACAAGATTTGCAGAAGCAAGAGGTTATAAATTTGGAGCTATAAACGAAAGCTTTATAATGAGATGAAACCTTTCAAAGACCAATTTGAAGATTATAAACTAGGTGTTTCAGGGCTAACCTCTCTTGCTGAAGAATCTTTTATGTTCTGGTTTAAAAATTGTGTAAATCAAAAGACACAATTTAATCCGCAAGATTTTTTACCAGGTAAGTTTTACTCTTTCGAGTATAATGATGTTCTAGAGAAAAATAAAAAATTCATAAATAAAAGACCAGTTATATTTTTTACTGGATTTATGAATTATGAAAATAGACAAGCATTTAGTGGTATAGATATAATTCTAATGCCACCTATTTTTAGACTTTCATTCTTTTCTAGAATACAATCTGTATATCAGGACGTAATCGAATCTAACATAAAAAAAGAAGAAAACGGGGAAGGACAAGGACAATTACCTTTCAAAACCGACTACGAAACAATCGATATTATTATGAAAGGAATCCCTTATAAAAATACTTATCGAGTATGGGATTTAAAAAAAGTTCGTGATGTTGTGGAAATTCCCTACAACGATTGGACTAGAATAGTATATCTACATACGAGGTCAATTCAAGGGACCCCGATAGAAGAGATATATACTAAAAACTCAAAGATCTAATGGCTGGATTTACAGACGGAAATAAAACCTTTTTTAGCTCTATCGTTGATAGTGTCAAGAAGGTTAGTAGCTTTGGAATGGCTTATGAAGATCTGGTCATTAAAAATTCACAAGCAGTAGGTGTTTCTGAAGCCCAGTTTTTAGAAAAAGGCGGGATTAAGGACGAAGCATTCCTTTTTGGTTTAAGAAGAGCAGATACTTCAACTAAACAGTATATAGCTTATTTTGACAGGGACTACAAGAACAAAAGACACTATCTCCAGGGATTTGCACAGAATCCTGAGATTGAGTTCATTCTAGATACAATATGCGATGAGTCTATAGTATACGACGAAAAAAACTTCTGGGCGTATTTCTCTTTTATGCAGCACGAAGATGTTGACGAGGAGACTTATAAGAAGGTTCAAAAAAGATATCGTGAGATTTACAATCTTTTTGGATTTAATCAAGACATTCTAGCTTGGCATCTTTACAGAAAATTCTTAGTAGAAGGAATATTATCATTTGAAATAGTTTTTGATAAAAAAGGTAAAAACATTGTAGGTTTTAAAGAATTAGATCCTGCATCATTGGTACCTACTGTTGAACAACAGCCAGATGGAAGTTATGTTGATATTTGGATACAATATCCAGATAATCCTTCATTAACTAGAAAACTTTACGACTCACAGATAATTTATATAAGTTATGCTAAAGGTGGTGGTACTTCTTCAAGAGTTAGTTATATTGAAAGAATGATTAGATCCTTTAACCTATTAAGGATCATGGAGCATACCAGAATCATATGGAACGTGATGAACTCATCATATCGTATGGCAATGACAGTTCCTATTGGTACCAAATCACCGCAAAAAGCTAAACAGACACTAGGAGAACTTATGTCTATCTATAAAGAAGATATAAGATTAAATACTGACAGTGGTGAATTAACGGTAGACGGAAGACCTAAGATTCAATTCTTTAAAAACTACTTAATGCCCTAGTCTACAAACGGAACACCTGATATACAGCCTTTAGCAGGAGCAGGAGATGCTACAGCATTCAGCGATACAACAGCATTAAAATATTTTGCAAACAAACTTAGAATGGACTCAAAAATTCCGGTAACAAGATTCGGTAGAGAAGAATCTGGATCAGAGGGTACAATTACATTCGCAGCAGAAGGAGTTGATCAAGAGGAAATTAGATTCGGTAAATTTATTAATCGATTAAGATCGATATACCAAGACATCCTTATGAAACCATTATGGGTTCAATTCTGCTTAGATTTTCCAGAATTAAAGAAAGATTATATCCTTAAATCCGAATTTGGTCTAGACTACGTTAAAGAAAACATGTTTAGAGAATCTAAGGATATGGAGGTAATGACTGCAAGAAAGGATCAGGTTATTAAAATATCTGCTCTTAAGAATTCAGAAGGTAAAAATTATTTCAGCATGGATTTCTTGATAGATAGATTCTTAGGCATGTCAAATCAGGATCTATTAGATAATAAAAAAGCTAAAGAAAAAGCTGCTGAAGAAAAAAAAGAAGCTGAGGGTGCTACTGGAGCTGAAGGTGCTACTGGAGCAGAAGGTGCTACTGGAGCAGAAGAGGGTGGTGGCGAAGAATTCAAATTATAAGAAATGGCTGGATTTTTAGATAATATAGGGAAATTTAATCCGAATGTATCGAGGATACTAAAGACGATTAGTGGATTAGGTTCCTTTGGTATGGATTATAAGGATATGGTAATCCAAGACTCTATGGCCATTGGTATATCTGAAGCTGATCTTAGGGAAAGATTTGGATTTAGTGCAGACGATGAAGATTTCATCTACAGTATAGCTGCACAGGATACTACCAATAGAAAATATATTGCATATTTTGATAAGGACTATCCATTCAAGAGAGACTTTCTAAGAACATTTGCACTAAATGCTGAAGTAGAATACATCTTAGACACTATATGTGATGAGGGTATAGTATATGATGAGAAGAACTTCTTCTGTCATAATGCTATGCTTAGTATGGATCTACAGGATGAGGTAATTAAAGCACTTAGAAAGAACTTTAGAAAGTTATACGTTCTTCACAATTTTGCAAATGGATTAACTGCATGGCAGTATTTTAGACAAATGCTAGTGGAAGGATTTCTAGCATTTGAAATAATTTACTCAAACGACGGAAAAGAAATAGTAGGATTTAAAGAATTAGATGCTATAAGTCTTACCCCCGCAGTAGAGAAAAAAGCCGACGGAACAAGAGAAACTATTTGGTGGCAGTATTATGGTGAAACTACCAGACAAAGAAGATTATTAGATGCACAGGTTATTTATATCTCTTACGCCAAGGCAAATACAGTTTCTCGAACATCTTATATCGAGCGTCTTATAAGATCTTATAATTTATTAAAGATTATGGAACATTCCAGAATTATATGGAATGTTATGAATGCTCAGTATAGAATTAAAATGACAGTTCCTATTGGTAGTAAGTCTCCGCAAAAGGCAAAAGAAACTTTAGGAGAGCTTATGTCTGTTTATAAGGAGGATATTAAGTTAGATACATCTTCAGGTGAACTTGCTATTAACGGTAGACCAGACTTACAATTCTATAAGAACTATTTATTTCCTCAGCAGGGAGGTGATTCTGTTAAGGTTGAAACAATAAATGCACAGGGACCAAACCTAAACGTAATGGATTCCGTTGTTTACTTTTATAACAAATTAAGACAGGATTCAAAAATCCCATACAATAGGTTCTCCTCGCGATTTGGTGTTGGTGCTAATAACGTATTCCATACAGCAGCTGATGGGGCAGAAAGAGACGAGGTTAGATTCTCTAAATTCATAACACGTTTAAGATCTATCTTCCAGGAGATCGTAGTAAAGCCTTTATGGATTCAAATGTGTCTAGAATTTCCTCATTTGAAAAATGACACGGAATTTAGAAGCCAGATAGGTATTAAATTTGAAAGCGATAACACTTTTGGAGAATCCAGAGAAATCGAGCAGCTTCTTAAGAAAATAGACTTCGTAACATCATTAGGAGAAATTAAGGAAACAGTAAATGACGAAGAAATACAATACTTCAATCAAGACTTCCTTATTGAAAGATGGCTAGGACTTCCTAACGACGACATCCAAATGAACAGAACGTATCTAGAAAAAGATAAGGAAGAGGGTCAAGGAGCAGCAACAGGAGCAGCACCAGCAGAAGGTGAAGCAGCACCGGCAGAGACACCTCCTGCAGAAGAGACACCTCCTGCAGAAGAGACACCTCCTGCTTAATCGAATCATTTTTAATTATCGGAACTTAGCATTTTAAGTAGAGTATAATAATAGAATCTTTTTTATTATTATGTAGGAATTTCTACATTTGCTTAAAATACTCCAATGAAGAAAGAACTTAGAATTTTACTAGAAATAGAATCGACTACAGGTAACGGTTCTCAGAAAATTAAACAGGATCTAATAAAGGATAATTATTCTCCTATATTAGAATATTTTTTAAAAGTATCACTCGATCCTTTTCTAACAACCAAGTTACATAAACTAGAAGTAATAGAGAATTCTCCCTATTTAGTGAGCTATGATCTATTTGAAAAATTTAAGGATCTAACTAGTAGATTATTTATAGCACCTGCACCCAACGAT